TGCTTGAACTGACGTGCAGGCTGGCACACCAGGCCCTCTTGTTCCCATGGAAAACAACCTGGTCAGTCAAGGAGATTCTTCCAACCTTAATCGAGGGGGCAATTGAAGCAGACAGAGCAGCCGAAGCAAGGCAACACGCACTCGAATGGGCATATCGAAACAAAGGACTTTTCTGTGGGCCCTCAGAAGAACCAAAAACGCCGCCCGGTGGGTGGATCGGGCGTTGGGATATTGCATGGATCGGTTTTTTTAAAAATCGGCTGATAGAGGAATTGTCCAGGGCGGGATATGACTCTCGGTCGGCTATCAGGCAGTGGTATGAGCGCGGATTGTTGGTCTGCAGTGATGGACGCAAAACACTTCAAGTAAGGGCCGACGGCAACATGGTCAGAATGATCGCCATTGTTCCGGGAGAAATTGACCAATTCACCAAAAAACCCGAGTTAACCAGTGAAACAACACATACTGGTCCTGACTCAACAACCCAATTCACCAAAATACACAGTTTAACCGGCCAACAGCATATACCCCTACATACAAAAGAAAACACTACGGCGTTACATGATCAACATTCCGACTCCACACGTATATGTTATGGTACTGGTGAAACTGGTTATATTGGTGAATTAGATGTAGTAGATGATGATGATAAGGACGTCCCATTTTGACCACGGCTGGGCATAAAGCCAGGATCATGTCCGCCCTCTGTCGGTTCGAAGAAAGGCACAATTCTTTGTCGGTCGAAGATCAGAGGCTGGCCGAACGGGACGCCGGTCGTGAGCTCGAGCATGTCGGCGGGCACCCGGCGTCTGGGGTGCCAAGCGAGTGGAAAGAACAGCGGCTGGTTTGTCAGTGGCTTGACGCAAAGCGTCTCGTCTACTTCAGCGTCCCGAACAGGCTTGTCGACGGCTCGACCGAAGCCGGCCGTCGACGTGGTCATCTCTCTAAACTTATCGGGGCTGCCGCCGGTGTCCCTGACTTAATCATCGTCACCCCATCGCCCAAGACGGGCATGCCGACGGCGCTTGAGATGAAGCGATCAGACCAGACCGAGAAGGCCTTGAGCCCAAACCAAAAAGAATGGCGGGAGAAATTCAAGACTGCCCGGTGGTCATGGATTTGTGGATGTGGGGCTGATGATGCTATGCAGAAACTTGAGGGACTCTATCCGTCTTGTGTTTAAGGATCCTGTTCTGTATATTCGACGAAGATTATGGGTGACAATAGAAAGCTGACAAGCATCGACGACCTGAAACCAGCGCCCTACAACCCTCGAAAGATTTCGATTGATGCGCTTGTTGGACTCCAACACTCGCTTAAACAATTTGGAGACGTGTCGGGTCTGGTCTGGAACAAGCGCACAGGCCACCTTGTCGCCGGGCACCAACGGCTTGTGGCACTCAAGGCCGGGGGATGCAAACTTGTTGGTGGTGCTGTCGTTACGTCTGGCGGCGAAAGATTCCCCGTGCGCACGGTTGACTGGCCGATCGAGAAAGAGAAGACAGCGAACATTGTGGCAAACTCGATGGCCATCTCTGGCGAGTTCACTCCGGACCTGGACGCACTTCTGTCCGAGATCAAGATCGATATTGGAGAGGAAGATTTTTCAGCGTTGCGATTGGATGCTTTAATCCAAGACGTGCCACTACCAGACGTCGGGGATGGCACCATTGCAGCCAAAGGAACGTTGACACGCTTTGCGGTGTTTGTTGCGGCAGATGCGGCAGCGAAGGCAAAGAAAGAACTGGTCACCATTTCCGAGGGTTTTGGCGGCTATGTAGTGGGATGTGAGCATGAAAATTGCGGTGTTAGCGTTCGGAAACTCGACACAAACGCTTGGCTTGAGCGTCGTGCTCAACTCGGTAAAAAGAGCATTTCCCAAGGCGACGATCCTAAAAGCAGATCATCGAACGGTTAGAGATGCCGACTATCTCTTTGTCTCGCTGTATTGGTGGAAGGATTGCTATGAATTCGTTTGGTGGTTGCGGCAACTTGGTATCGATCCTCGCAAACGCAAGCCAATGATTATTATCGGTGGCATGGCGGCTGCCAACCCAAGACCACTGACAGGCTATTTCCACTATGCAATTATCGGGGATGGGGAGGCGTGTATCGTTGAAGTGCTCAAAACGCTTGAGCGCGGACATGAACCCTATGGCATCATTGGCGTGTGGCATCCAACAAAACCATGCAAACAGGCCGTGATGGAAATAATACCAGCCGAAGTTTATGTCGAGGACCGCAAAAGTCGAATCACCCGTATCGAGCTGGCCCGTGGTTGCAAGAATCGTTGTCCGTTTTGTCAGCTCGCGTTCTCGAAACCGTATCGCGAACAGCCTTTTGAAGATGTGGCGAGGGCGTTGCGTTCTTGCGATACGACGCAGGTTGCCCTGTTTGCCCCGAACCGAACCAACTACTCGCAGCTTAGGGAGGTGAACGCGCTCGTATTGGAGCTTGGAAAGCACAACATTGGCAGCGATACACGGCTTGATATGGTACGCAAATTTAAACGCATTGACTGTGTACGATTCGGCGTGGAGGGATTCTCGGAACGCACGCGCCGCAGATTTCACAAAGTCACGAGCCGCAAAGCGCTTGTTGATGGTTTGATCTACGTAGCTACTGAACTGCAGAATCTCAAAGGCGAGCCTATGCGATCGGCAACCTGCTACATGATCGGCGATTTGCCGGGTGAAACCCGCGACGATGTGATTGAATTCTGGGATTCGCTTGCAGAAGTCGATCGGGCGCTGCATAATAGCTTCGTGCTATTCTTGTCCACGTCGAGTTTTTCGCCGGCCATTCACACGCCAATGTGGGGCTGCCCTATCCACCCCTATGCTGATTTTTCACATTTACCTATTGTCCACCCAGGGAAGAAGCAAAACTGGCCACGCCTCAAGAACATTGTCATCGCCGCACGCGGTGGCGTGGCGCCGCCACCGGCCCGTCTTGCTCAGGCATTGACCATACGTGGCGACGAGCGCACTTCCCGTATTATCCATTGGCTCGCTACGGCCGGGCAGCGTATTTTCACGGCAAGCGGGAAACAAGCGTGGAGGGCCGGAAAACAGATCGAGGCCGCGCTTTCATCCGTTGGATACGATCCGGAAAATCTTGTACGACAATGGAACATCGACGAGTCTCCGCCATGGTCGAACATAGAGCCTACAATAAAGATCAAGAAGAGATGGTGGGACTAGTTGCAATGCCGCGGCATAATCAGAAAGGTCCCAAGCGTGGAAGAAAGATGGGACGGCCGAGGGAACTTACGCCGGAATTACAGACAACGATCGAGATGATGCTCAAGGCAGGAAATTATCTGGAGACCGCGGCGGACTATTCCGGCTGCCCAATGGAGAACATCCGGCGGTGGATGCGCCGAGGTGCGCGTGAGCACAAGAGGATGATCAGGGCCAGGCTTGCCAATCCCTCACGAGATGAGGCCATCTTTCGTAACTTTTGGTTGGCATTAAAAAAAGCAAGGGCAACGTCCGAGGCGTCGGACCTGGAGATCATCCGCCGTGCCTCCGCAAAAAATTGGTGTGCGGCCGCCTGGCGTCTTGAGCGGAAGAATCCAAAAAAATGGGGTCGGAAAGATCGTGCGGAGATCTCTGGTCCAGGCGGTGGACCGATCAAGACCCAGCAGACAGAATCATTCTACGAACTTGCAGAACGCGTGGCGGCCGAGCGTGCGGCGGATCAAAAAACTAAATAAAAATCAGCGGCTGTTTATCGAGAGCGCAAAGGCCGATCCATCTCTCTTTGTCCGAGAGTGGCTGGGCGCTAGGCCATGGTCCAAACAAGAGGAGATCATCAACTCCCTGGTCTCAAATTCTCGGACGGCCGTCAGGAGCGCCCACGCGACTGGTAAGAGCTGGCTGGCCGCACGTGCTGTCCTTTGGTGGATGGGCGAGCCTGGTTCTGTCGCACTGACGACGGCACCAACATTCAGACAGGTCAGAAATGTTCTCTGGCAAGAGATACGGATGGCCCACTCCGGTTCAAAACAACCGTTGAGCGGGCGGATGCTCACGACTGCTCTGAGGATCAAAGACGGCTGGTATGCTCTAGGGTTTTCCACCAACGACCCCAATGCATTTCAGGGGCTCCACTCGGCAAAGCGCGTGCTTGTTGTCTTCGATGAGGCCGCCGGCGTCGACCGGTCAATCTGGGACTCAGCCGAGGGCGTACTCACGACAGACTCGTGCCGCATGCTTTCTATCGGCAACCCGACAGACACGGCCGGTCGATTTTTTGATGAGTTTAAAAATCCGGGGACCAACAAGATCAAGATCAGCGCCTATGATACACCGAACTTCACGGAGTTCGGGATTGTCGAGGAGGACATCGCGTCGGGAGAGTGGCAGAAGAAAATCAAGGGACCCCTACCATACCCCTCGCTCGTCTCTCCCGGGTGGGTGGCGGACAAGTACAAACGGTGGGGAAACGAGAGTCCGTTCTACCGTTCGCGCGTACTCGCCGAGTTCCCACAGTCGTCCTCAGACGCGCTTATTCCCCTCCACCTGGTCGAGGCGGCGATGTTGCGAGAGTCCGAGGTCGCTCAGGGCGCACCCACGATTCTCGGTGTAGACGTCGCACGCTTTGGTGGAGACAAGTCGATCATCCTCGCTCGCCGCGGAGCACGTGCGCGTGTGTGCGAGAAGATCGTCAAGACCGACACGATGACGTTGACCGGCAAGGTCGTCATGCATCTCGACGAATCTAAGGCGGTCAAGGCGAACATCGACGTTATCGGAATTGGCTCGGGTGTGTTCGACCGACTGAACGAACTCGGTCGCCCGGCAGTGGCCGCCAACGCCGGAGGATCTCCGGTCGACAAAGAAAGATTTTTAAACGCCCGTGCAGAATGGTACTGGACAATCCGGGAGGACGCCGAGGCCGGAAATCTGGACATCGACGACGAAGATCTGGCCGCCCAGCTGGCGTCAATCAAGTGGAAGCCGACATCACGCGGACTCATCCAGATTGAGAGTAAGGAAGACATGAAGGCCCGCCAGATGGCCTCGCCTAACGAGGCAGACGCACTGGCCCTCACGTACGCAAAAGAAGCGCCGGCGCCAGTCATGGAGGTCGGTCGGTTGAATCTGTTGTCACGCTAACGCTGTCGGTGTAGTAGAGGTCAAACCAACCAAGAGGTCAACATGGCAGACGCAACTCTTTCAGGCTTAGAACTCGACAAGGCACACGCAGACGACCAGAAGAGAAAAGTTCTTGATTCTGTCGCCCATGCGTCCGCCCAGACGATCATCGACAATCTTCGTGGGCTTGCCAAGATGGACGAAAGAATAGAGGGCTCGTCAAAATTATTATCGATCAACCTGCTTGAGGTTGCTCAGGCGTTCACGTTGGCCGCCGGTTGGTATGCTCGACCGTTTGCAAGTATTTCTTGTAATCCCGAAGAAAAGAAAACCTCTGTTGATATTCCGAATCCGGATAAGGCAGAGAAATGTCTGGCCGTCGTCTCCGCCGCACTTGAACTCGCACGCGTGGCCGCCCTCCTGGGCGACCGATCGATCGCAAGACAAGACGATCCGACATCCGACAGATCGGAGTAAGTGATGAGCAGCGGGACGATCAGGGCACCCGGTCTTGCCCGGCAGATGCTCATGGGCATCGCCGAGAAGTTCATCAACTCCGGCAGCGGGATCAAACCATCCGAGACGTCCGCCCAGACGAGCGAGCGGATCAAGCGGCTTGGTCTGAGCCCACGACAGCAAGAGCTCAACTATCTGTGGTCTGTCTATCGGTGCGCCAAGTATGCGGCGCGCGCCTATAATTGGGACGGATCACAGTCAACCTCACCGATCGAGCATGAAGCGATCGCCACCCAGGTGACTATCCCGCCCGGCTTTGTCGACGCCGGTGCTCAGATGATGCCCGTAAAGTTTCGTAAGCCGACGGCGCCCTACGCGCTCGGAAGGGTCATCGTCGATCGATTCACCGGCCTGTTGTTCTCAGAAAAGCGTCACCCAGCGATCAAGGTCGAGGGAGATCCAAAGACCGAGGACTATGTGAACGCACTGGTCGACAGCGGACGATTATGGGCGCGGATGATCAAGGCCCGCACGTTCGGTGGGGCGGTCGGGACGGCCGTCATCGGCTTTCAGTTCGTCGCTGGCAAGGTCATGTTTGAGACGTTCGACCCCAGGTGGTGTGAGCCCGCCTGGCTCGACCGGTCGACCTTCAAGCTCAAGTCGATCGAGATTCGTTATATGTACCCCCAAGAAGAACGAGACGTGACGGGCGTCTGGAAAGAGATCCCATATTGGTACAGGAGAACGATCGACATTGAGGCCGACACGCTCTACGCGCCAGCACCCGTCGGAGATGGAGAAGAGCCTGATTGGCAGGCCCAAAAGCAGGTCAAGCATGGTCTTGGATTCTGTCCGGTCGTCTGGATTCAAAACCAACCCCTCGATGACGACATCGACGGTGACCCTGACTGTTTGGGCGCGTTCGAGATGATCGATGCGATCGATACGCTTCTCTCGTCCGCCAATGGTGCGATCATCGCCAATACGGATCCGACGGTCGTCATAAGTACCGACGCAAAAAACATGGTGGACGTTAAGAAGGGGAACAACAACGCGATCAAGGTCGAGAAGGGCGGGGGCGCCAACTACATGGAGATCTCGGCGACCGGTCCAAAGGCGGCCGAGGATCTGGCCGACAAATTCCGAGCATTCGTGCTTGAGGTCACCCAGTGTGTGTTAGACGCGTCGGCCCAGGACGCGTCGGCGAGGACGGCGACCGAGATAGAGCGCAAGTATGCGGCGATGATCGCCAAGGCAGACGTGTTGCGCGAGCAGTATGGGCAGAACGGGATCATTCTCTTGTGTGACATGTTGGTCGCGGCCGTCAGGAAAGCACAGACGACAGTTACGACCGACCCAGAGACGGGAAAGATCGTCAGACAGGTCATCAATCTGCCGAAGAAAAAAGTTGTCAACGAGGAAACGGGAGAAGCCAAGATGATCGACCACGAGCTCGGAGAGGGCGGCATGATGAGCATTCAGTGGCCGCACTACTTCGAGCCCTTGCTGGCCGACATTGATCTGGCCGTCAGGGCGGCCGTTGCGGCCGTCGCCGGCAAGCTCATCGACATCGAGCACGCGGCCAGGTTCGTTGCAGAGTATTTCCGCGTCGAAGACATCCATATGATGCTCGACAAAATCAAGTCCGAGGTGGCAGAGCGAGAAGAGGCGATGGCATCGAGAATGTTCGGAGGGTCAAGAGACGATAATACGACAGAGGACAACTACTCAGAAGAAGGTGCTGGTGATGAAGAGTGAACGTGTTTGCACAATGGTTTCTCGTCGAGGGGTGGCAAGCTACCTTGTCATCAACAACTCTGCTCATCGTCTTACTGCAGGAGATCCGTCTGTGGCGAATGTCATCGCATATCCACAGCGTCGAAGCTCGCCATGCGTCACTTATGGAGAAGTTACTCAGCACATACCAGCTCGTCCGGAGAGTGACAGGAGAGCACAAGCAAGAAAATTTCGCAGGAGATGAGCAGAAGACGATGGCACACGACAAGAACAGGGGTTAGTGGTGATAATCGCTTTTGATTTCGATGGGTCGATCGTTTCTATGGACGGCCGAGCATACGAGGACATCGAGACGCCCCTCCGGTTCATGCCTCACGCACGCGAGTGTCTGCTCGCGCTCAAGCGGGCCGGCCACGTGCTATTATTATATTCCGCGCGCGCCAACAGATCATTACGTGAGGATTCTCAATTTGACCCGCTCGTCCGGGCGAGCGTCCGCAAGGTCGACCGTGAGCGGTGGGAGCGCATGAGGCCGATCAACGAGGCACGCTATCAACAGATGCTAGATTTTGTTGCGATCGAGCTTCCCGGTGTTTTTGACGCAGTGGACGACGGTCGTCAGGGAAAACCATGTGTGGATCTCTTTTTGGATGATCGGGCGGTCAAGCTCGGTCTTGGATGTCAGGCTGTCTCATTGGATCGTGTAGCATTTATTTACGGAGAACTCCAACCGAGATCAAAAAAGAGGAGGCCGCGTTGAACAATCACAATCGCCTAAAGGCGATGGTCTCCGCGCGGGAGATCTGTCCATGAAAAAAATTAACGGCAAAAAACGATGGCCAACGCAGGTCAAGAAATTTATGGGTGGGTTGATGACCCCACGCGAGCTCCATATCGCGCTCGGCGTGCGCCGACCATGCCTTGGCTGCGGTCGACCGGCATCGACGCGGATTCGCACACTCGCGCCAATCAAAGATCTGCTCGCCCATGCGCCAGATCTACTGGGCGCATTGATGGTCAACAGCCCGACGCCCGGAGTGGTGCCAACCATCCCGACCAAGTTCGGCGACTTGGCGGTCATCTCCGATGTCGGCACGTGTGATCGGTGTCGCCCGGCGGCCGAGCGGGCGGCCGCGCACCCGTCAAGACGAATTCCACGCGCTCTCCGGGAATCATTGCTCGTCGAGATCCTTGAGCCTCCAGAAAATCTTAATCCCGTGAGTGCCCAGGTGACAGAGACGGTCGAGACGGCGGTCAGGAACATGGCAAAGACGGAGACGATCGCGCCGGCGAAGACAGACGAGACCGTGTGTGAGACAAAGACGACCGTCAAGGAGTGAGCCGTGGGAGAAGCGCTAAAAAAACTTGTGACTGAAAATCGAGAGTCGGAGAAGAAAAAACGCGAGGACAGACAGAGCCCAGACGAGATTCGCGCGCTCAAGATACTACAGAGGGAAGCCAAAGAGCACGGGGCGACGCTTGAGAGTGACGGAAAGGGCGGACTTCCTTCGTCTTTATGCCTGTATGTTTTCAGGCGTGACCACTATCAGTGCAAGAGATGTTCGGCAAAAAAGAATCTGACACTGCACCACAAAGGACACCTCGATAATCCTCAGTCAAAGTATCTCGCGAAGATGGGCAAAAAAAATGATCCAAAAAATCTCGTGACATTATGTGCGGACCAGCCGGACGGATCTCCCGGGTGTCACGACGATATTCATGACGAAGATCGGGCGAACGAGCCAAAGTCGGAGATCAACAAGGAGAAAAATCATGATCGACATTAAAAAGCTCCAAGCATTCCTACAGAGTCCACAGAGATGGAATTCTCTTGAAATCACTCCCCCCGGCGGAACACAACGGTTTGACGAAGATGAGGCGGAGGAAATCCGCGACGCACTCGCCGACCCCGTGAGCGATGAGGCCCAGAAAGCCCGCCTACTCTGCCCGTCCGTCAATTATGTTGAGCTGGTCGATCAGGCCGGTGCATTCTCGTGCGGCACCTGTAGGTTTGCGACCGACGACGGTGTGTGTCTACACGAGCAGGTCCGCGCGGCGGTCGACCGCGATCATGGATGCTGTTGTTTGTTCGCGCCCTCCGACCCATCATCTCAAAGATTTCCTCCGTCCGAGGAGTTCGAGGCGACCGGTGGTCAGACAAAAGACGAACAGCCAGAAGAAGCAGAAGACGACGAGGCTTGACCTTATCGTTGTGCTCTCGTAGTAGACATCCGTTGATCGAGAACACTCATAAAAAAGGAATTGAACCATGGCCTGTATGGTAACCAACTACTCTGAAAGCAACATGCCGCTCCCGGCCCCTTACGAGTCAAGAATTCTCGCCCCGAACGCTAGCGTGATCATCGCGGCCACAAAGTCGGCCGTGATCACCGCATTCGGTGGGGCCTCGAATATTCCGACAGATATGAGGCTCAAGACTGTCCCGGACGGTCAGGCAGACGCGGTGACGCTCGCCTCGCTCGAAGCGGCCGTTGGATTTACGGCGGTCAAGACCGCCATCGGAGCTGCATCCTCGGCACTCGACATGCACGACCAGGACGTCACCAACGTTGACGACATGGACGCCGACAAGCTGGTGATCGGCGCGCCGGCAATGTACGTTGGAAGCGGAACATCATTCATCGTCATCGACGGGTCGAACCCCCCGCTGGTCAACTCGATGCGCTTCTACGACCAGACGACCGGAGAGATCAAGACCGTCACGATCGCCGGCGGAGCGTGGGTGATTGCCTAGTCGCGACCCCGGACCGAGACACAAGCTTTGATGTCGTCAATACCGCGCGTCCTGCTCGCCATCGACCGCCCCGGCTGGGCGTTCGACCATATTGCCCAGACACTCATCCGACACTTAGGCCACGAGTTCGACTTCTCTGTCGGGATACAAGACAGGATAGTTGAGGGCGAGACCGACATGGTGGTCGTTTTTTGGTGGGGCTATGCATCGCTTTTGCGTGCGAACCTGAAGGTCAAGCGCGTCCTCACCTGTCTGTACGATGGCCACTCGTGGACGACCGAGGATGGGATGCGCCAATTTCGTCTGAACTATCTACAGTCTGACCTTCTCGCTGTCGCCAACGAGGCGCTCGCACGGATCATCCCCTGGTCGATTAAGCCGGTCACGATAATCGAGGACGGGGTAGACACCGAACTATTCAGGCCGACCGGACAGTGGCCAGAAGAATTCGCGGTCGGCTGGGTGGGTAATAGTTCTCACGGGGCAAGCAGGTCATCATCTAGGGGGATCAAGGGGTTGGAGTTGATCGTCGAGGCATGTGATCGTGCGGGCGTCCGTCTGATCACCCTGGACGTCGCCGGCAGGCAGGGGCGAGCTCGAAAGATCGCATTCGAGCAGATGCCCGACTGGTATTCAAAGATCTCCGCCTATGTGTGTGCCAGCTCGTGCGAGGGGACACCCAATCCAGTGCTTGAGGCGATGGCGTGCGGTCGACCCGTCATCACGACCAACGTCGGGTTGGTCCGCCGGGTGGTCATCAACGAGCGCAACGGATATGTCGTCAACAGGTGTGTCGATTCGATCGTCGATGCCCTGACGAAACTCAAAGATCATCACGACCTGCATCATATGGGAAAGCTTGCGCGACTTGCGGCAGAGGCGCATGATTGGCGGTCCAAAATATCCTACTGGAGGACCGCCTTATGGACCGCCCTCTCTTAAAACCAAAAGTTCTGCTCGTCATTGATAGTCTGGGCTGGGCGTTCGATCGGACGACCAGACAGATCGTCTCCGCACTCTCGGATGAGTTTGATTTCTCCGTCTGCTGTCTGTCGGAGCTGGAGAAGCCCGGTCCTAAAATTCGTGTTGATCTGCTTGTGCTTTTTTGGTGGCCATCGGCTCTTTACAACAGCATGGCGCGCGTTCGAGCGAACAGGACAATCTTGTGTGTCTATGATGGATATTCATGGACTGACGACTCGATCGGAGAGTGGAAGAACGTCGGCAATGTAAAGTTCGCACTCGCCCTCAAGCACGCAAACTTGCTGGCCGTCTCTAACGAATGGCTTGGTCGGGTTGTTCCACACGGTAACCTGCCAGTCTGTCTAGTAGAGGACGGGGTGGACACCAATGTGTTTTGTCAAATGCCACTGCCGGACAAGTTCACCGTCGGGTGGGTCGGGAATAGCGATCACTGTCCATACTACAATCCGCCGCCGTTCAACCCGGACGTCAAGGGGGTAAAAATTATTCGTGAGGCATGCTCACGGGCTGGAGTACCGCTGCTTGTCGCCGACCGGGTGGAGAGACAGATACCGCCGGACGAGATGCCATCCTGGTATTCAAGGATCTCCGTCTGTCTATGCGCGAGCAAGACCGAGGGGACACCTAACCCAATATTGGAGGCGATGGCCTGTGGGAGGCCAGTGATCTCAACCAACGTGGGGATCGTCCCGAATATCGTCGTCGACTGTCAGAATGGCCGTATCGTCGACAGGTCTGTCGATGCGTTTGCCGACGCGATCTCCCGTATGTCGATCGATCCAAAAATAAACTCAATGGGTGACCGGGCGAGATTGTCGGCCATGACATACGACTGGACTATCAGGGTCAAGAGCTGGAGGACGTGTTTGGAGAGAGCGCTCGCGATAGGATAAGGCACGATGTCAAAAGCAGACCTTACGGTTTTTTTGATCACCACTGGAGAGCCGTCAACGCCTACGTGTTTAAGACGACTCTACAACCAGGATTGTGAGTTTACGCTTGAGATCATACACGACGTCGCACCGCTGAACGTCGCATTCCAGCAGATGATCGATCGGTGTCAGACCGACTATTACGTGCAGGTCGACGCCGATATGTTGTTGAACCCGCGGGCGATCAGGACGGTCTACGAGGGTCTAAAGTCTCAGTCTGAAAAGACGGCCATCTATATTTCCTGGCTATGGGGCGACGCGGAAGATCGACCGATCGTCGGTCTCAAGTGCTACCGACTCTCTCTGATGCGCAGTACCCCATACAGGTCGGATGTGATGTCGTGTGAGGTTCCACAAGTTAAAGATCTAGAATCCAGAGGATACAGGACGTTCCTCTCAGACGTACCACACGATCGTGATGGATGTGTCGGTCTTCACTATTCTCTCCAGACTCCCGAGATGGCGTTCCGTCGATGGCAGAGATTGATGCACAAACACCGTCGTTATCCATGGATGGCGTGGGTAGCAGACTACCCGCGCGTGCTAGAACTCCGATGGCGGGAGGTTCCGACGCCGATCAACCAGGCGGCATATCTCGGTGCGATCGCCGGGCTTGTCGGGACATCCGCAGAAGAGCGTGAGATAGATTTTCGGGAGGCCAACCAGGACTATCGTCGGATTGCCTCTTACGTCGGAGAATTTTCTGACGGTCCGACAGAGTTGATCGTCTACCCGACATCGAGGTGCAATCTGAAATGCGAGTTCTGCCTCCGCCAGGAATCCGGAGTTCGGAAGTTTGCGGACATAGCGCCCTTGACTGTCGAGAAAATGATCGACCGCTTTCCGACGATCCGAGAGTGTTCAATCGGTGGGTTCGGCGAGCCGCTGCTCCACCCTGGACTGTCGGGTGTCATGGGTGTGTTGTTGAAGAGGGGAATCAGATTCAGTTTGTTCACCAACGGGGTTCTTCTGCAGAAGAGAGTCGATGAGATTGCCCTATCCCATCCCGTGTTCGTCAACGTCTCGCTTAATTCATCGACAAGAGAAGAATACGCGCTGATGACCAGAGTCGACCAATTTGATGCAGTTCTCTCTGGTATCCGCGCGTGTGTGCGTGCGGGGGTAGAGACCGCTGTCTCGTTTGTGATCACCCGTAGGAATGCGGCGAAGATTCGGGAGTTCATCGACTTGTCGGTCTTGCTCGGCGCTCGGCATGTTCGACTATTCAGTCTGCTCCCCCATGGCGGGCATGAGTCAAGGTATTTTCGAGCTAACGCGATCATCGAGGGAAGTGATGAGGCGCACGAGATCGAGAAAGCCCGAGAGTTGACGAACTCTTCTATTGTCGACCTCTGGCCAGTGCCAATCGTGTTCGACTCACCGACACCATTAAGATGTGCGTCTCCTTTTCGTGTGATCGGAGTCGACGGCGATGGGTCAATCACCGGCTGCAGGAGATGCGCCGGACCGTCCTCCGATAATGGTCGCGTTGAGCACATTGATTGGCGGGGACAATATTTTTCTGCCTTGAGATTGTGCCAGACGGGCGACAGAAAATTGCCGGCAGTCTGTCTGGCTTGCTCTGGATTGTGGTGCGGTTGATGGCCCTCAAAAAACCATCCCCTATTGAGTCCATCCTCAACGAACATCGACGGCGTCTGGCTCGCGTGGTCGAGCGCGGCGGAGTGAGACGAGCCAGGGATCTCTATGATGATGTCGTCCGACTGGTCGAACGTCGTCTGCGAGCTCTCGGAGGACGGTCAAGCAATCAGTTCACGGCCCACCAACTCAGAATTTTTCTAGCTCAGGTCAAACAAGGCCAGGCGCTGCTCACCCTCAGACTTGCCGGGCACCTGGGGGATCTGACTCGCGAGGCCCAGGTCGAGGCGGTCCGGGCGGTCTCTAAGGACATTGCACGTCTCGAGCGACACTTTCGGGGCGCCGAGGTCATCCTGCCGATCGATGAGGCGGGCAGGTTTTCTGGAATCATTCACGGAGACAGCCCTGCATCATTGATCCGGAAGCATCGCATGCACGCCGCACACACAGAATTGTCGGCAAAGATGGCAGTCCGGGCGGCTGATGCGACAGAACAGGTGATGTCGTTGGCACTCCTGTCCGGCCGGTCGATGGGCGAAACGATCGACGACGTGATGGACGCACTGGGCGATGGGCGGTGGCAGGCCGAGCGGATTGTCCGGACAGAGTCGCTTTGGGCTTACAATAGCGCACAGGCGGACGCGATCGAGGCGTCGGCCGAGGAGCTGCCAGACCTGGAGATGAGATGGACGGAATACATAGACGATGCGACCGGCCAGAGACTCGATCTCAGGGTGGCCGGTGATTCTGTTGTAATGCACGGACAGGTTGTCCCACCTGGTAGCATGTTCATCTTCCCCAACGACTATGCGGATCTTCTTGACGACCCGAAAGAGCTCAAGGCGTGTGCGCGATTCGTCGGTCGGTCGTGGGCTCACCCACCTATGAGACCCAACGATCGCAGCTCGCTCATCCCATGGCGTCGCGACTGGGGAATTCCTGGGTGGCGCTGGCAAGACGGCCATAGAATATTCCTGTAATTTTTTACAGCGCCACTCTTGGGAATCTACACTCGACGAGCCGCACCCGACCCTGCCATCCCGATCCTTGACCGACTTCGCGGGCCGACGTAGTAGTAGGGCATCAAGGAGAAACTCAATGTCTAGGATCCCACCCAAACAGTTGCAGGAATTCGCTCGTCAACGTACGCGCAGCCCATTCACTCCGAAAGAAAGGCCGAAGCCAGAGCCGGAGGACAAAGACGATGAGACTGCCGACCAGGGCGATGATGAGGGTGAGACCGACGACGATGAAGACGAAGATCCGGAGGTGGATGTCGACGAGATCGCCGAGAAGATCAGTCGGGGGAAGGGCGATCGTCGGCTGATGAAGTTGGCGAAGAAAGTTACGGCCGAGAATAATCCTCCTCAATGGGTGGATGATGAGGACATCTGGAGTCGCGCCAAAGAAGCCGTGGGCGTCGATGAGGATGGCAGGTCAGAGAAATATGACCAGCCATATGCTGTCGTGACGCACGTTTACAAGAAGATGGGCGGGTCGATCGCGGGCGGCAAGAAGTAGACAGCGCTTAGATGGGATGGACTATCTATCTGCAGATCGATCTTGAAGTCCGACGCGTTGGCCACGTAGAAGACGCGTCGGAGATCTCTGCCGCCGTCTCGCTCGCCAACCATGGAATCTCGTCCAGTGCGTGCGTGATGGCCATCAGAGACGGCCTACCTCCTCCAAATCCTAGAGAGAGGCTGGAACAGGTTGATCCGAATTTTAAATTCAACGGCGAGGAGGCGCGAAAGCGCTACCATGCAAAGCTTATGTATTCGGCACTCACTGGCGGACGTTGACGATAACTCTTTGCCCGTGTAGTAGACGAGCCGTAGGAGATGATGATGAAAAACCCACTGACCGACGAGCCCACACTTGTGCGACCGGGAGTCAAGTTGATCGAAAGTGATTATCCTGGAAGCGCAAAGAACTTCGCGCTCCCACCCGAACATCCAGAGCGCGTGGGCAAGGGCGACCTCGGGACGATCGGTCTACCAGAGCCGAAGTCCACAGATGCTGGTGAGACCCCGTTCGTGCTCAACCCGAAGGTGTAGCTTGAAAAATTCTAGACGAGAACGCGATCTGTCTGCCGAAAGAGAATTTCAGTCCAGGTTGGAAACCTACTATGGAAGAGACAAACCAAATTTCAGGGCCCAGACAAAAAAGCTCGAAGAGATAGATCAGAAGTTAAAACAACACCGTGCCGCCCTGTCCATGGCCGACGAGCACAAGATGTCATTGACACGTCGTGCCGATTTTATGGCTCCGCATCAGCTCGCAGTCACAAAACTAGAGCGAGAACGTGCCGCCGTCGAGACCGGACCACGCGGAGGTCGCTATCACGTTTCATCGACGGGAATGAAGATCTATGAGCGGAGCAACCCGGGACCCGTCGTAGTCGGTCATCTTAAAAATCAAAGATTCGTCGGTGGTCTGCCATTGTCCGCCCACCTTAACGAACCACGAAGAAAGTAGGAGAAGATCATGGCACCGCACAAAGGACCAGATGTCCCTCATCGCACTCTCAGGAAACTCTCGATCGAGAAGGGGACCGACCCCCAACACTTCGCGGACGATGAGGCAAACTATAATCCGCAGGGAGGCCACCCGGTCGGCCCGAGTATGCCGGCGGGAACGTATGAGGACCCAGATCCGGGCGTGACCTCTGTTGGTCCGAAGTCGATCGACGTGCCGAACCCGATGGTGCTCGACAAGTAGCTTGACCACGGTGTTCTTGGTGTCGTAGTAGAGACAATCACGAGGTGATTCATGTGTGAGAACCCGAACAGCAAAGACTTCGGAAGTAAGCCCGACCAGATCACAACCAAGACGTACGACGACAAGTACGGAAAGTTCCAAGAGGATACCGCGTTGCCGCCGAGCTCGCCGACGCCCAAGGTGTTGCCGGCCTCTCCTCAACCGGTTCAATTGAAGTAGCTGACCCACGCGGGTCTGCGAATACAGGAGATGATGATGGAGACGAACAGCGAAAAGTTTGCAGGAGTTGGCGCGGATAAGCCGACCAAGGACGTGGTCACACAGTATGACAAAGACCACGGGACATACAAAGATGCGACCGAGGGAGTTCCGGTTGAACAGCGACTCCCGCAAGCAAATTTGCCGAAAGGCAAAGATCCGCAACCAATGGTGTTGAACACTCCCGGCAAGTAGGCGGTCGTGTCATACCAATTTTCATTAGCTGGTAGTTATCTGGCCGACCCTCTATCTGGCGATACCTCACTCGACCCGAGCACACCCGCACCGATCGACGAGCAGATGACGCTCGACAAGCGGTCGGTCTTCGACGTCAAGTTGACAACCGACGCACTGGCGGCCGTCCCGATGGGTGGGATCACCAGCGCACACATTGTTATTCTCAAAGCGATCGAGGGGAAAGTGTTGGCCAAGCTGACGAGTGTCGCGGGGATCGCCCAGATCGTCCCGGTCGACAAGGTATTGATTCTCATCAGCGAGGGAGACCCGATAACCGCGATCTCTCTGACACGTACGCCCGCGCTGTTGACGACTGTCCGGGTATTCCTCGGCGAGAAAGCTTGACGTTGGGCGTGAGGTTTCGTAGTAGACCGACAAGGAGAAAATGATGAGCACCACGACCGTATTTGAAAGCATCGCCGCAATTCTCGACAAGGCGAATCCGGAGACGCTGGCGGATGCACTGAGACGGGTTAAACTCGGGACGATCTTGACACCCCTTAAGAAAACTTTTGCCAGCCTCACGGGCGCAGAAGTTCATGATCTGACGGACGCCGAGCACGACAACATGCCGCCAGTTCTCATGATCATCGCCCTGAACGTCACGGCTGGTGCGGCCGCCGCTGGAGCAAGGATGGTCGGCGATGTTGGGGCGACACCGAGTGCGACGGTGGTGGCTCTGTCTGACGATGGGACGACCCTGACATTTGAAGCCCATGTCGAAGATTTCGTGATCGAGTATATCCCGCGCTCTGACGTCGACATCACGTCGGCGTTCAAGCGGGATTGAGTTCGAGTAGAATAAATTTTAACGCCTGAGAGCGCCAGACGGCGCACATAGGATCGACGATGACGACAACAAACGAAGTTCAGACCCTCCAAGTTGTTCTCGACAAAGCCAACCCGGAGACACTGGCCGATGCCCTGCGTAAGGTGAAGCTCGGGACGCTCCTGACCCCCCTGAAAATAACCAAGACGGGTATGACGCTCGCGGCCGCACACGACATCACAGACCATGAGCACGGTCACAATCCTCCGATCTTGGCGATCATCGCCCTGCGCGTCACCGTGAAAGACACAGCCGCATTCGGTGTCCGGATGATCGGTGACGCTGCTGCAACACTGTCCGCGACCGTAGCGAGACTCAGCGACGATGGGAAGACCATCACGTTCGAGGGGACTGTCTCGGGGTTCGTCCTTGAGTACATTCCGCGATCCGACGTCGATATGACAGACGTGTTCGCCCCAATCTCCTGATCGACATAGGTTGGTTGACTTTTCTATCCTCCCTGCCGTAGTAGCGTACCGTATAACTGTAGCGATCTCAGGAAACCGAGATCGCGAATTTCAGCTCGCTGCGAGCGCAGACGGAGCCTGGCAAAGATCGACGTTGTCATACGTGACAGCAGCGGTTAAATGCTGGAGACCCACGACGCAATCGTAGCAAGGATCTCGAGGACGCGATGGCGAGCACGACAGGAACAACAGTAGCGACAGAACCAGCAACAGCACCGGCCGCGGGCACACCCGTTCCAGCGACTACGGCACCGGCACATCCGACGCCACAGGTGACGACCCCCGGGGATACCACGCCGGTCTCGACGACGGCGTCTCCTGTAGAACCGACGACCGTCAAAGATGGAAAGAAAGTCCATTATTTGACGACCGATCAGTTTGGAAAACTCAAAGAGCAAGCACGATCAAAGGGTCGTGCAGAAGCCCTAGCGGAGTTTGCCAAGCAGGCCGGCTATGCGTCGGTCGAGGAAATGCAGGCGGCGATCAAGTCGGCGGGAAAGCCGACAACATTGCACACGGATCCCCAGACGAAACCAGACGCGATCCCGAAGGTCAACGGCAAGCCAGACCGGCACGCCAATGACCGGCAGGTTCGTGAGTCCGCGCGACTCCAGCGCGAGCTCGACCAACTGCGACAGCGCGCTCGAAGTGAATCCGACGGCCGAAAAGATGCCGAACGGAAGGCCGCCGCGCTTGAGGCCGAGATCGTGTTGAGAACGCAGGCCGCCCAGGTGGGCGTGCGGGACATCGACTACGCACTCCATCTATTGGCGCATCACGTGAGGGGTATGGACCCCGAGCTGCTAAAAAAGTTTGACGAGACGGAGTATTTCCGAGGACTCAAGCAGACAGCCCCACACGTGTTCAATGAGGTCACACTGCCGCTGACAACCGGGACAGGAGTAGGTGGAGCACCGACTCCTCCGTCTACGGCGGCCGCGACGATCACGGGCGCTGGGGCTGGAAAGGTCGACGTGAGAAAAATGACGACGGAAGAATACAACCGCTATCTGGCTGTACGCGGGCTTCAACACCCGGGCATCTAGTTGGCGCGGTCTTCCGGCGATCCTTTTCGCGTTTGACCTGCGACTGTCGCAGTAAAAAGTCAAAGTGGGTTTATTAAACACGCGACGGAGAGGCTCGCCCGGATGACGCGACAAAGACATAAAAAATGTACGCAGTGCGGAAAGACCAAGCCGCTAGCGTCATTCTATGTCCGCAGGTGGGGGGATGGAAAAGATGGAGCGTATTCGTGGTGTGCGGAGTGCTGCCAGAATGTGTATCCGCTGGTGAAGTATGGTGCTAGCGCACACACGATCGGAAACATCGTCCCCGCGTGTCAGAAGTGTAACTTTAAAAAACACGATAAGGATCCCAACGAATGGGCTGACTCTGTTGGGGTATCTTTGTCGGAAGTTTTGATGAAAGCCAAGATAACAAACAAACAGCCCATGGAGAACTAATTTGGTGGACTTTTCTTTGATAACTCAATCTCCCGAAATTCGCCCCCTCGTCCAAGAAGGCGCGCTTGAGCGCGCGTTCCACGATGCGCTCTTCCCGCGCATGCTCTTCCGCGGTGAGGCCACACCAGTGCTCTTCCCCGGCAACGTCGGTGATAGCATGATCTTCACCGGCGTCGGTCTGCGCAAGTCAAAACAAAAGCCGCTATCGGCCGGCACGGATCCAGTTCCGTCAAAGCAGCCATATGAGCAGTGGTCGATGACGATCGAGAAGTACGCGGACACCGATGACGTAGACTTGCCGACAAGCTACGTAGCGATCGCCAATCAATTCCTCCGGGCCGCCCATCAGATGGGCCTCGGGGCCGCCCAGTCGATGAACCGGGTGGTACGAAATCGTCTGTATGCGGCTGCGCTGTCTGGCAGCACCGTCGCGATCAGCTCTGACGGGTCGACCCCGCAGAGCGGGACGTCTCTGTATGTCAACTCGATCAACGGGTTCACGCGAGCCCGCCGTCCAGATCTGTCGACCGGTTCTCCGGTCAGATTTGATCCAGTGTCGGCGAACAACCCGCTGAAGATCAAGCTGTGGGACAACGGCGCGGAAGTTTCTCGGTTGGTCACTGGAGCGACAGCCGATAACGCTGGAGACGAGACTGGACCAGGCACGCTCACGTTGTCGGTCGGAACCACCTCGGTGGCCCACCGCGCGTATGTGATTGCAGACGATCGGTCTGCGATCGTCCGACCTGGCGGAGGCAACTCGGTTGTCGACGTCGGCTCGGGCGATGTGTGGAAGCTCGCGCAATGGCGCGAGGCGGTGGCAAAGATGTGGAACAACAACGTCAGCGAGTTTCCTGACGGATGCTTCCACTGCCACATGGACCCGATCTCTCAGACGCAGATCTTCGCAGATGCAGAATTTCAACGGCTGAACACTGGCTTGCCGGACTATGTGCTTTACAAGCAGTTCTGTCTTGGCCAGTTCCTCGGCACGTTGGCCTTCCGCAACAGTGAATGTCCTCAACCCGCGACGGTCGATCTTGCGACCGTCACACCTCCGGCCGTTCCGTTCGATGAGAACGATCCGTTCCCGGGTGAGCTTTACAGCACGGGCTTGTCGACAACGGGCGTGGAAATCCATCGTCCGCTCTTCCTCGGTCAGGGTCTCATCCATGAGTATTACATCGACCTGATCGGTGGGGCGTTCCTCAGCGAGGCAGGTGTGACCGGAAGGACCGGACAGTTCAGGATCACGAACAACGCGATCGAGGTCAACACCGACCGCGTGCAACTGATCATCCGCGCTCCTCTCGACCGCCTGCAAGACCAGGTGTCGGTCTCGTGGAAGTTCTGCGGCGATTGGCCTGCCCGCACTGACATCACGACCGGTGGAGCCGAGAGGTATAAGAGAAGCGTAGTGGTAGAGCACGCATAACCGACAATCGGGAGTCATCTACTCCCCGGGTGGACGCGGTAGATCTAGCCTTCTCTTGACCGCGTCCACCACGTAGTCGTAGTAAGGAGACATGCTTTTGTTTTCAATGTTTGGCCACAGGACTTTGGTCCTTTCCCGCTTCGGTGTGAAGCTGGGGTGGCCTTGCGACCCGTCGATGTCAACTTGTTTGGCATCAACACCAACGGGTCGTTTTTTGAGCGCCCGCTCTGACTGGCCTCGACTGCGATCCCCCCGTCCGGTCAACGAGGAGAGCAATGTCCCTGCCGTTCAAGCACGATCCCACTTTTGTGGATTCGAGTGGCGCTTTGGTTGTCGAGGGCAAACCCTGGCTTTGCCATGGAACCGCCCTCGACTCGTTGGCGGCCCACACTATCTCCGGCCTTCGGGCTTTGGCGTTTGTGTGTGTGGGCCTTTGGCCTGGGGCGCGGTGACGTGATCTGGCAGCAATTCTCCGCCACGGTTGCGGTATAAAAACCGGGCTGCTGTTTCTGTCTCCCGCCCCGCCGCCTTTAATCGAGGAGATAATGAACGATCGTCCACAAGATCCTGATGTGAAGTTTGGTGGATCGATCGTCGATACACCTAAAGGTCCGTCTATACAAATCCCGACCGGGCCCACGTTAGACAAACCGGTCGATCAACCAGAGGAGGCCAAAGATGTCAAAGAAATCCAAGAGTGAGCACGGAGAGAAACATTCTCATTCTCATTCGTTTCAAATCACGCACGGAAAGCCGGCAGAAGAGAAGCAGCTGGCAAAGCGCGAGGATGACACGCTCGCGTCGGGGATCATCACCGAGACCGGTGAGGTCGTGAAGAGTTCCGAGAT